CTTCATAACCTAAAGCTAATTCTTGAACCTTACCGACTTGGCGTTGTTCTTTGTCTACATCTTCAGGCGATACGCCAAACGATTTTGCATAAGCCAACTTATAAAGGTCGTGGCCTTTGCCCGCATCGAAATCATAGAATGCTTTAATTTTCCATGTTTCACCTGCAAGCCAAGCTAATGCACGACCTTCAATGTTTGATAGATCGGCTACAACTAGCTTTTTGCCTTCTGGCGCACAAATACAACCACGGATTGCTGAACTTGTTAGTTCCATGACATTTTCATAGAACATATCCGCACAGCCGATTTTTAAAGTCTCAATACCTTGGTCGATTACGTCTTGTTTGAGCGTAGGGCGCGGCAAGTTTTGCGGTTGGAATAATCGGCCCGCCCATCGTCCTGTGCGTGATGCCCCATTGAACTGTAAAGTTCCACGTAGGCGACCATCTGAGCTAACACCTTTAGCAAGTGCAAAATATTTTGCTGTACTGGTGGTTGATGCCTGTAAACGGATGGCAAGCAATTCGCGCACTGCAAGCGGCAAAGCGTCATCATTAATACGGCGCTCTAAAGTTGATTTCTGCATATCTGGCAGTGAAACACCATGCGCTTCAAGAATATGCTTAAGCATTGCATCGCGTTGGGTAGCCGCTTGCACTTCACCATCTGTTAATGCAACCGTGCGTTTTGCCAACCCTTTTTGCGCTTTGTCTACCGCTTCAATTGCAGATTCAACAAGCTCAAGATCAATGCAAACACCGCGGTCATTAATTTTTTGGTCCAGATGCCAAAGTGCTAATTCAGCTCCACGATAATTCCACTTCGGAATGCGTTTATGTAAGTCGCGCATTGCCAAAATATCGTTTTTGGCATAGTCAAGGAAACGCGCCCATTCAAGCGGATGCGTTTCACCAGTAGCACGGCGCAATTTTTGGTTAGCAGGGCGGGGCTTACAGAAAAGCTGAATAAGTTGTTTACCTGCTTTGTCCTTCGCCTTGTCTTGATCGATCTTGAAAATTTCACAAAGTGAATCAAGCGAACCGGGCAAAGAATGGCTCAAAGCTTGGACCATTGTGTCTTCCCAACGTTCGATTGGTAGAACAATATCAAGGCCCATCTTCGGCAAAGCATGTCGTAAAACGGTACGGTCAAAATGTGAATTGTGAGCGATAAGTTTTACATTTGGATCGTTCAGTAATTTGCAAAGTTCATTTGATAAAGGGTTAGATGCAACATCTTCAACATGAACAGGGCCGTCATTGAGCGCCCAAGCAAATACTGTAATTTCAACTTGTTCTGCATAAGCGTGTGTGCCGTTTTTAATTGGCACTTCGCAATATGTCTCAAGGTCAAGCCAAAGGATGTCTTGCATTTTTATAATTCCTATTTTGCTTTGGTAAAGTGAACGCAGAGGGTCAGCAATACATTCACTTTCCAAAGCAACCCGCATAATGCGAGATGCTTTTAGGGTTATGCTTCAAATACACCTTGGTAAAATTCACCTTTAAGCGATGCCAATTTACCTTTGAGAATTTCAATAAATTGGTCAGCACGCTTTTGGTCGTGGTTGTCTTTACCGATAAAACGCAAAATGAAAATAGGGTCTGAATCCTTCACGGAAATGCGAACTGAAATAAACACTGATTCAATCGGCAGACCTTTGAAGCTTTCAGTGTGAAGAACGATTGTTGTAGGAAGATCGTCATCAACGCCTGTTGCTTCCATGCTTTCAGCCGCACTTTTTTGGTAACCCATTTCGGCTACGTGGCTGTTTACTTCGCTGCCTTTAGTAAGTTTTACTTTGCGGAGTGCGCGAACGCCTTTTTCAAAAGAAATTGAAGTGTCAACGACTTGACCATCTACAACCTTTTTGCCTTTAAAGGTGATGTATTCAGCCCAATCATCTAAAAGGTCAATTAGTTGTTCTTGGTCAAAGCGGCGAGAATTCGCTTGTTCAAAAGCTACAAATTCAGGCTTTTTAACCAAGATTAAGCTTGCAGTGTCATCTGCATGACCAGGGAGGGTGTCATCACCAATGTTGAAAAATGCTTCGGCGCGAAGGTGGTTATTTGTATTGATGAAGTTTTTTAAGCCTTCGATACCACGAGCTTTTGCATAATCAACGAAAGAGTCGATATTGTTGGTATTAAAAGTGCCGCGGAAACGGTCACGATGTGCGTTAAATTTTTCAGTGCTATGAACTTTAAAACCATCGGGCACGATCGCAATTGAAGCGTTTTTATCAACCTGTACAGGTAAGTTGCCTTGTGCTGCAATCGCTAACGCTGCGATTTTGTCTACTGATTGTTCCATGTGTTATTTACCTTATAAAGTTTGGTAGGAAAGGGATTAGCCGTTTAGATAATCTTCGGCTTTGACGCGTTCAGGCATTAAAGACAACTTGCCGCCTTGGAGAACATGCATAGGGGTTTTACCACTTGCATTTTCGTTTTTGTCGCCCGTTTCAGTTGGCGCTTTGAAACTGATCTTGTGAGCAACTTCGACTTGGTTACTGTCAGAAATCTGGTTAATGGTTAATTCCAAAGTGACCTTTCCAGCTTTGCCGTGAGTCACTACGGCACCTGCTACAGTTGAAAGGAATAGACCTAATTGCTTTTCCGCTACACCGCTTTTTAGGTCACCAAGAAATTGAGGTACATCGGTTAAATTATTCATTGTTGTTTTCCTCATTTAGGATTTAAAAATTCGGGTCACACTATCGCAGTGACCGCGGTAAACGCCTTTTGAGTCAAGGTGCAAAATCGTTTACTGCCACGGTTATTTCCAGTATCGACACTCATGGCTTGTCGATTAGCGCCGGTCTCCTAACGCACTGGCTCACTCATATTTTTATGCGAATAACGGGTCTGCGCCTTCTTCATCTGCGCTTAAGTCTTCGAAATCGTCTTCAGACGCTACGCCACCACCTGCAAATGCTTCACCATCTTTCAAGAACTGCACACCGCGAAGTGATGCATTGATACGTTTGCCGTAGTTGTTGTCTTGGCACCAAAGCTCAATCGCAGCATTCACGTAGCAACCTGCATACGGTTTGCCGTCTGCTTGAACTAACGGCGTTTTACCGTCACGATCGAAAATTGTTGGACGCGTTTTATTACGCGCTGAAATGAAGTAGTTACCTGCGTAACCTTCGTAATCGCCTTTAGTGTCACCATCGTGCAGAGCCATACGGTCTTTGGTTTCGATTTCTTTTTTAACTTGAGGCCATTTAGCGCCCCATTTTTCAGCACCCATTTTGTCCATTGCTTTACGGATTTCATCAAGTTGCGGATGATCGCTCGCAAGAATGAAAGATGCAGAGAAAGCAGGTTCACCTTCACCATTTACGGTTTTAGCTTCAAATAAAGCAGGGAATGCAAGACGTACATTGTTTAAACGAATTTTCATGGGTATTACTCCGATACTGTTAAATCTTCAAATTGTGGTTTCATGTCCAGTGCGGCACGCTTGTCGCTTTCAGGTGCGACGGTAGGTTTACCGTCCGCCTGAGTAATAAGGGCTTCAATTTTTGTCCATTGGCGCGGGCCGATAACTTCTTCTTTTTGAAGTGCTGCCGCTTTGGTTGGACTAATTAATTTCAGGTCATACATCTGTTCAGTTTTAAGACGCATGCTCTTAAGCAGTTTTTCTGCTTCTTCTGCATCAGTCCAAGCGCGATTACCTTTCTTGCCTTGAACCATCTTGAAGCCGGGTATTGCTTCACCTGCATGCATCTTTTGGTGAACCGCTGAATCGACCGCTTTAATCCATCCTTCGAGAAGGGGGATAACTGCATACATTCGGCTAAGCTGAGCGTTGGTTGCACTTACAACTTGTGCCGTTGCATTGGTGATTTCTTCTTGCAAATCGAGTTGGGTTAAATCCTCAAACTCGCCTGCAATGGTCTCTACCAAGTGCTTTTGTAGAGCAGGGCAAGTTGCCTTGGCTTTACACCAGTGGCACTGTTTCTCACCCGGATTAAATGAAGCTTCAAATACTTCGTTTGTTGCGCCATCGGGGTTTTCGACACCGTCTTCTAATGTATGGATAAAAGTAACTTGCGTTTTTGCTTCATTCGCGAAGTCGTAAAGCTCTTCAACTGTTAATACATATTCAGATTGATAGCCTAAGCGTGGTTGGTGAATGACCATTCGTACTTGTTGAAAGTCGCCGAACATACCGAACGTTGCCAAAGCACCTAAACCGTAAAGCGCAAGTTGCTCGTTGCCTTCTGCATCGACCTTTACGCCTTTACCGTATTTCAGGTCGTGGACCTGAATTTCAGTTTCGGTTAGAACAACTGCATCGCTTGTACCGAAAGAACCTTCTGCACCTACAAACTCGGAAAAATCAACACGCTGTTCTACAAGCAACTCGTTGCCTTCAGCTTGGGAACGCACCGCATCTAAATAGATTTGGACGTTCTCAACCATTTCTGCATCTACTGTGAAGAAGCTAGAAACAGCATTTTCAATTTCATTAATCCAAAGGGCATTGCCTTTGATAATGACAATTGTGTGGCCTTCGAAATCTGCTGCATTCTTACCTTGCTCTAAGCATTCCGAAGCAAGGAAATGCGCAGCGGTGCCTAGATCGGCATGCTCTGAGCTGCTGTCAGGTAGGTCTTTCTCAAGAATTACGCTACCTGCACAACGCATCCAACGGTGAGCCGAAGAAGGACTTAATTTTGCATGTGCTGTCATGACTTAATCCTTATTGAGCTGCCGTAAAGCCTGCTACAACTGCCAAGGCAATAATGATGAACAGGGCAATGGTAAAACCAATTAACTCACCAACTGTAAACACGGCTTTGATTCGCTTATTTAAAAAATGGGTTTGAGTATTCATATGCATTTCCTTATGCAAGTGCTGATTCACAAGCTGCGATTACTTCTGCGTATTTATCCGCGGGAATGGTTGCAACAGTTGAAGCGCCTACAGCACTTAAAATGGCTAAAAGTGCAGCACGGTCTTTTTTAGCTACTGCTAAACAAGCGTCTTTCACTTCTTTTTCAGTGATTTCTGATTTAGTTGTTTCTTCAACAACTTCATCTTTTGGCTCTTCAACAGGTGCAGTTTCAGATTTGGTTTCTTGTACTTCTTCAACCTTTTCTGCTTTGGTTTCTTTAACCGTTTGAGTTTTTGCAGGGTTAGAGGTTTTAACTTCTGCGTTTTTAATTTCTGGCTTTGCTTCTGCCGTTTTGGTATCACCAAATACATAAACTTCGATGTTTGAAGCTTGTGCAACGATATCTTTTGAGTTTGTTAAACCCGCTTTGATAAGGTCTTGGCAGATTAGGCTGCGCCATGTATGAATATCTGTTGTCATGGTTTTTATCTCACTTGTTGCGTTTGTCTCAACATGATTGATAAGTTACTCACAACATTAAGTTGCGTCAAGTGCAACTTTTTAAAAATATGCATAAAAAAACCTGCTTTTAAAGCAGGTCATTGAAAATTAATGAATTAAAGTTTTAACTAAATCTTGTACGGCGTTTTGCACGATATACATAGCGTACTGAATCGATAACTTGACCCACAAAAATACAATCTTCGTCTAAGGGAATGATGTTTGGAACAAAGTTTGGGTTGATGGCTTGAAGGTATCTTGAGCCGTCAGATTCAATGATTAATTTCTTAAAAGTTGCATCGGAATGTTTACGAACAACGATTACATCGCCCGATTGCATATCGGCATAATAAACAGATGGGTCTACTAAAATATAATCACCTTCTAAAAATTCAGGCTCATTACTAACGCCCTTTACTTTTAGATAGAAACAATCTTCACAACCATCATCGGGTGCAGGCAACCATTCTGTTACTTCTGATAAATCAACAGCTTCTGCATTTGTCCAAACACCTGCTTGTACCCAAGAAAGTACAGGGAGCTTATTGTTTTTGCGAAGGCCTGTAACGTTAGGCTGTTCAATACCTTCAGCCATTTCAAATAGCGCTGACACTGTCACATTAAAAGCTGAAGCAATTTTTTCGAGCTTATCTATATCGGGAAATTGTTTACCAGATTCATAGCGGGAAACATTGCCCTTATCGACCCCTAACTTATCTGCAAGGTCTTGTTGGCTCATCTTTTTAGCTGCTCTCAACTGCTTAATTGCATTACCTAGTCCGGCCTTCATGTGTTTTTCCAAATGTGCGCTATTTAGCATTGTTGAGAAATTTTATTATTAAGTTTGCGTTTGACGCAATAAATTTCAACGCAACAAGTCTTGATAAATTGTTGCGTTTAATGCAACATGAGTCTAATTGTAGGATGAAAGGTAATTAAAAATGTCTACACCGCTTCGTCAAATCAGACTGAAAAATAATTATTCCCTTGCGGAAGTAGCGGCGGCTGTTGGTTCTGACGCGGGGAACTTATCGCGTATTGAAAAGGGCAATCAAAAGCCGTCCTTACAACTAGCAGCAGACCTTTCAAAGTTTTTCAACGAAGAAATCTCTGAGTTAGAGCTTCTTTACCCTGAACGCTACGTAACAGAAGGGTATTTCGAAGACCTCACACAAGAGGAGAATGCCGAATGACTGAAGGTCAAAAATTTGATAACGCGAAGCCGCGTTTCTCGTTAATTCCAAAAGGTTCGCTTGCGCCCGTAATCAATGTACTTGAATTCGGTGCGCGTAAATATTCAGAAGACAATTGGCGCAAAGTTGCCAATGCAGAAACACGTTATTTCGATGCAGCTCATAGACATCTAAATGCATGGTGGGATGGGCAAACACTAGACCCTGAAACGGGTGAATCACATTTAGCACATGCAGTTAGCTGTTTGCTTTTTCTCATTGCATTGGAACAAGAAAAGAGCGTACCGCATGCAATTTGTGGTACTTGCGGATTTGCTCCATGTGAATGTAAGCAAACTCTTGCAAACACGGATACCTACCGACCATTACGAAACTCTTATTCAGTTGAATGGGGGCGTTGATATGACAAATCCGATCAATATTTTTGGCCCTAAAGAATGCTCAAAACATTTTTGGGCGCATGACTCAAATGGCATTGGCAAAACTTGTGTACGTTGTGGCGCTACTGAAAACGTTTTATATCAAACACCCCCTCAATTTACCTACAAGGTTTTAACTGGTGCACAAGCTGTTTCAGTGCTTCAGCTCACGCCACAAATTGATGACATGGGCGACGATAGCAATTTAGATCATCACGTTTCACCTTTCTGTGAGGTGCGTGACGTATGAGCTATTTCAAGGAACACGGAAAAACCTTACTTGCTCATCACTACATGATTGTGCCGATCAAGCAAGGTTTAAAACGTCCTGTTATGGATGGGTGGCATAACGTTCGGCTTACTGCCAGTGACATACCGCGCTTTGCAAATCAAGGCGTAGGTATTTTAACAGGTCAAGGGCCTTTCCCAATTTGTGCAGTTGATATTGACGTAACTGATGCAGATTTATCACACCAGTTTGCAGAATGGTGCCGTGATAATTTAGGTGTGAGCTGTGAGCGTGTCGGGAATGCACCAAAGATATTACTGGTGTATAGAGCTGAAGATTCTGATTGGGGTAAATCAACTTCGGCGTGGTTTGCCGATCCTGCCGAAGTAGATAAACCTTTTAAAGAAATACACAAACATCGTATCGAAGTGCTTGGGCGCGGTCAACAATTCGTCGCGTACCATGTTCACCCCGATACGAATAAGCCGTATGAATGGGTTGATTTCTTCGGTGGGCTAACTGAATTTGCTGCTAATGCTTTGCCGACCATTACTAAAGAACAGGTCGAAGAAGCGGTAAAAGCTTTTGAACGTATGGCCGAAGAACACGGCTTTGTTCGTGTGAAAAACAGCAAGTCACGTATTGGTGCTTTGACGTCTAGTGAACTCGCGGATGAAGAAGATTTATTAATGACGACCACGGCAACAATCGGTTGGTCGTTGGATGATGCAAAAAAATATTTAGAACATATAGACAATGAAGATTATGACACTTGGTTGCGCGTGGGGATGTCTTTACATCATGAGTTTGACGGCAGTGACGTTGCTCTCGAACTATGGAATGAATGGAGTTCTACCGCATCGAATTACGTTAGCTTTGAAGAGCTCGAATACCGTTGGAATACGTTTAGCGGCACAGGCTCAACCATCGTCACAGCGCATTGGTTACTTAAAACAGGTCGTGAATCTAAACAAGCAAAACTTAGATTAGAGAAACGCCAAGTTCTTGCTGACATTAAAAATCAGATTAATGAATGTCGTGACCAACAGGAACTTTTGCAGGTCGTAGCCAAAGAAGCGG